CAGGAGACTGTGATGTTGAGGCATACTATCGTCTCATCAGGGTTCCTAACGACCCGTCAGTCAGTTTGACTGGATGAAACAGGCCATAGACAAAGGACTAAATAAACTAGTTTCTCGCAAACTACTTGTGTGGGCAACGGCTACTGCCTTGGCTGCTGGTGGTTTTCTTACCTCTGCTGACTGGGTGCTTATCTCAGGTTTGTATATCGGTGGCCAGAGTGTAATAGATGCGATAAATAAAATAAAGTCGTCTTAACAAACTAATGATACTATTTACTATATGACCCGAACATACCCTTCTAATACAATGCGACCTCGCAGAAAAACAAATACAGATAGACTAGAAGCTTGCGAAACCTGGCAAGAAGTAGTCGACTGCCCTCTTTATGATGACTGGATAAAAACTGTGCCTACAAATGATAGTTGGTTAAATAGCTTCCCTCTACAATACAACCCCAGGGAAGACCCAGAAGCAGAACAAAGATACGAAGACCTAGTTGAGTTAGCCAAGTCTATTCTCACAGACAGGGAAGCGGATATCTTTTTTGCTTATGCGGAACAGGATAAGTCATTTAGAGTATTGGGCTTAGAACATCAACTTTCCCACGAGTGTGTGCGCTCAATATTTAAGAGCGCCCGTTCTAAAATGCAGGCAGCCATTGGGGCTTAATAAAGGAGGAGGCAGGAAGGTCAAAGAGAACACCTTCTCTACTCTTCACCTCAACAACTGGATAGATAATACCTTACGCCAACTGAAGTGGCGACAGGACCACTTAGAAGAAAATGTTTTAAAGAACATAACAGTAAAGATGTTTCATAACATCGAAAAACAGATAAGTCTTGCTTGTCTGTTTGACAATATGTTTCATATTGTAGAGGACACTGACTTGTCTATGAAAGACCTACAGACCTTGCGGCAACTGAACAGTCTATCAAACAACCAACAGGAAACCCATAATGAGTAAAAGACATGGCGGCGGCGCTATTAGAGAACTGAAGAAAGGCAACTATGAAAAGTCTCTCACTCTCATCATCGCTACGCTAATACAACATTTCGAAGCTAACGACTGGAAGGGCGCGCGTGTAAGCGACCTTATCTCAATGTTAGTTCTACTCCGAGGAACTCAAGTCAAGTCAGAGAACGGAAGTTCGCCCGTTGATAACTGGCTCGTCTCTATTCAGGCTGCTTTGCCCAAGAGTTCCAAGAAGAGTGAAGACGAATAAAGAAAAAAGAAACGCAGCATTAGCTAAAGTCTTTGAGGACCCAGTATCTTTTATTAAGAGGCTGATAATAAAGTCCAAGGAGGGTAAGCTTATTCGCTTTGGTGAGGTCATAACAGACGAACAAGTTTCTGTTATTAGAGCACTCCAAAAGCATAAGCGCGTTATCGTTATTAAAGCTAGACAAATGGGCTTGACTACCGTTTGTCGGGCTTTTGCTTTTTGGGAAGCCTATACTGCTCCTCACTCTATTAATAGTGTTATTATCTCTAACAAGTTGGGGTCGGCTGTCGAACTCCTAAACATTGATAAGCGTTTTCATAACACTCTGCCGGCAGAACTACAGCGTAAGAGCACAGTGAGGAACGACAAGCTTAGATATCCTACCACTGAGACGGTCTTATCGGCTATGTCTGCGCGTTCTGATAGCCAGAACCGTGGTCTTACCTACAACACAGCACACGCCTCTGAGTTCGCTTTCTATGACGACGCTGAGAACTTCCTGGCTTCCCTCTTGGCTTCGGTCAATGAGGGTCGTGTTGTCTTGGAAAGCACGGCCAACTATTACGGAGACGCTCTACATAAGATAGTTCAGGCGGCTCAATACAACGATAGTTGGCATGTTATTTTCTTGCCTTGGTCTTCTTTTCCTCAGTATTATGTAAAGCCTCCAAAAAGCTTTACACTTAACCCTGATGAAGAGAAGATACAAAAGAAGCATAAGCTCTCAATGGGTCAAATGTTTTGGAGACGGAAGAAACTATTTGAGATAAAAGATATTCGCTTGTTTAAAAGAGAGTATCCCCTCACATTAGAAGAAGCCTATGCTAACACAGACGCCAACTTCTTCCTCGATAAACATTTTGAGTTTGTTGAGAAGATAACAGTTGGCTCTAACACTGTCAATGTCTTTACTGAATACGACCGAACAGACCAGTATGTTGTTGGGGTTGATGTAGGCGGTGGTTGCGAGCAAGACCATAGTGTAGCCATGGTTCTTTCTAAAACAACTGGAAGTCCAGTGGCTATTCTTGCTTCTAACAAAATGTCTATACACGACTTCACTGTGGCTACTATGAACCTCGCTAAGAAGTATCGTGCTATGATATGTTTTGAGGTAAATAACCACGGGCACGCTTTTAAAGAAGTGATGGACGCTAATAGTTGGACTAACTATCGGCCCTTCACTACCACTTCTAAAAGTAAAATAGCCATCTATGAAAACCTACGCAATATGTTAGACGAAGGCTTTATAAACTACCTTGATGACAAAACCCTTACTGAACTAAGGGGACTAGTCAGACACGACAAGGGCTTAGCACCAGTTCATCCTAATGGTTTCCATGATGACCGGTGTATTGCTTTGGCTATTGGGTTGTGGTATCTAAAAGATATTGCTTTGCCGAAAGCCCACTATGATAAATGGATAGAGAGGACGGTAGCTAATAACAGCAAGGTCATTACGACTACCCATCCTCTAAGAAACATGAAATACCGGAGATAAAGATATAATGTTTAAACTTATTCACGCTGACTGTATGGACGCGTTAGACAAGATGGAAGATAATAGTATTGGGTCCTGTATCACTGACCCCCCTTACCTCATAAACTTTATGGGAAAGAAGTGGGACACCGAGAACAGCCCAGCAGGAGACGACCAGTTCTGGGAGAAGGTTTTGACGAAACTAAAACCAGGAGCCTATTGTGTAGCCTTCGGTCATAGCCGTCAGCATCACAGAGTAATGGTTGCGATGGAAGACGCGGGCTTTGAGATCAGGGATGTTATGATGTGGATGTATGGATCTGGATTTCCTAAATCTCATAATGTAGGAAAGGCTGTGAATAAGTTGGAGGACAACAATAGCGAGTGGGAAGGCTACGGCACAGCCTTGAAGCCTGCTTATGAACCCATCATTATTGCTCGCAAGCCAATTGAGAAGAAACTAACAATTGCTAAAAATGTTTTGAAGTATGGTGTTGGAACCATAAACATAGACGGATGTAGGGTGAGTGCCCCAGGTGAAGACTTCTCTAACATAAAGCCGAGACAAATTCAAAAACTTCATAGTTTCAACCACGATGAGAACTCCGTGACTTACAAGGAAGCAAAAGAAAAACTACAAAACATAGGTCGTTTCCCTGCTAATGTAATGCTCTCACACCATCCAGATTGTAAGAAGGTTGGTGAGGCAAAAGAAAAGATTGCTAAAAATGTTTCTTTCAAAGACACAAAGCAAAGTGATGCTGGCTGGGGCACAAAGAAATGTAATACTGAAAATGTAGAACTCACCCGAGATGTCTATGAGTGTGTTGATGACTGCGCCGTAAAGATGCTGGACGGGCAGAGTGGAATAACAAAAGGTTCAGGTAAAAGAACTATCACACAAGCAGGGATAGGTGGTGGTGTTCTTGGTAAGCACGATGGTAGAAAGAAAATGCCAACAGCCAAAGAAGGTTTGAAGACTGTTAGGAATTTGGGAGATAGTGGAGGAGCAAGCAGGTTCTTCAAGTGTGTTGATGGGGGAGAGGACCTCATACCAGGATACGAGCCCATCATTATTGCTCGCAAACCAATTGAGAAGAAACTAACCGTGGCTAAAAATGTATTGAAGCACGGTGTTGGAGCAATCAACATAGACGGATGTAAGGTGGGCTATGATACTATCACCACCCAAGGTGGAGACAAGTTCAAAAGCAACATCTATGGTTCATACGGCACTTGCGTTGAGTCGCAGCACCAGGGTCGTTTCCCTGCTAATGTTATTCTATCACACCATCCAGATTGTAAGAAGGTTGGAGAGGACCTCATACCAGGATACGAGCCAATCATTATTGCGCGTAAGCCTTTGGAGAAGAAACTAACAATTGCTAAAAATGTATTGAAGCACGGCGTTGGAGCGATCAACATAGATGAGTGTAGGGTGGGCTATGAAAACGACAAGGCTGACCCAGCAACAAACCCACTTTACAGACACCAGAACGCGGACAAATACAAACAAGTCACAGACCACGGACAGAAGGTAGGTGCTAATGTTCCCTTCACCAACAGCCTAAATCCTCCAACGGTAAAGGGTCGTTTCCCTGCTAATGTGATTTTATCACACCACCCAGACTGCGAGGTTGTTGGCGAGACAGAAGATACTTTTGCTTCTAATGACCCAGAAGCAGGGCACTACCAAACAGGTGAAACCTTTGTGGTAGGTGTTGGAAAGAATTACAAGCAGAAGAAATCAACTATCGTTAGAGAGGTTTATGATTGCGCTGATGACTGCCCGACAAAGATACTGGACGAGCAGAGTGGAATAATCAAGGGCGGAAAGTCGGCCCCAAATAGGAAGCAAGGTTTTAAGAAGTCTTATGTGGGAGACAACATAGAAAGTTGTAAGATAACTACCTCTACCTCTTATGACGACACAGGTGGAGCCAGCAGGTACTTCAAGTGTGTTGATGGCTGCCCGACAAAGATACTTGACGAGCAGAGTGGCAAGGTAGGAGGTGGGAACGGCAAGCCTATCCAGGCTGGGGCCTTTGGCAAGAACGGGGTTTATGGTAAAGCCAAGGGCGCCACAACCCAGAGTTACGCAGACACAGGTGGAGCCAGCAGATTTTTTTATCATAGTAAAGTCTCCAAGAAAGAACGCAACCTTGGGTGTGGTGAGTTGGAGACGAAGACCTCCCAACTAAACGCTGGTGGGTTGGGCCGTAAGACGAGCGTAGAGAAGCGCAAAGAGAACACAGGGACCAACGCTCCCGTAGCAAAGAACATCCACCCCACGGTCAAGCCAATAGCCTTGATGAGGTACTTGATAAAGATGTATTGTCCTCCCAAGGAGACGGTGCTTGACCCCTTCACAGGTTCAGGCTCAACAGGTATGGCTGCTATGTATGAGGGGAGAGACTTTATTGGAATAGAAAGAGAAGAAGAATATTTAGAAATAGCAGAAGCCAGAATAGAATACGCAGAAGAAGATATGTCTAGGAGGACTAAACCATGAATAATAGTGAGATGGAGTGGCTAATATACCAACACAAAGAGTATTGGCAGGTCCATAGAGAAAGGATGAGACAATACACACGGGCCTATCTGGGAACTATGTTCGCTGATATGAACGATGCTTATCACACCGGTCAAAACATTACTATCAATACGGCTGATGCCTATGCTTACATCGAAGGACTTGTTGCTAGCATCTATGCTAAGGCACCTGCCGTTTCTTGTGGAGCAGACATCAAAGGTAAAGGCGACCCAGATATGATGGGCGCTATTGTTAACCGCTTTATGTATGACCGCATTGAGGAGTTTGAGAAAGGCTTACGATACAGTTTCATCTATCCTTACTCCTTCTTTAAGCTGGGACTAAAAGAAGCCGACAGCGTTATGGATGGTATTGAGGTTCGGCCTATTCATCCCTGGGATGTGGTCGTCGACTTTGATGCTGATACCTGGGATAGGTCCAGGTATGTAGCACATCGTTATTACTTACCATACCACGAAGCCAAGAAGAGATACAAAGGTGTTAAGTTTGACACCATCGTAAAAGAAGAATACCTGGAAAATGTTGATAGCTATGGCTCAACCAAAGAAGGGTCAAGCACAGCAGCCGCATTGGATGGTAGCAACCTCCTGTCTTATGTGGAAATATTTGAGTTCTATGACCTTATGGAAGATGAGCTTATTTTCTATTCGCCCTCTCTTATGAGAGCAGACAAAACCTTAGAGCGAGTAAGTCCTATTCCTTTCCGTAAGGCAGACAATAGTCCTTGTCCTCCACTTGCTCCGCTCTATTTGTCCTATGCGCCTGATACTCCGTTGAGAGGATACAGCACATTAGGTCGGGTCTATGACCAGCTATGGGAAATAAATAACCTAAGAACTGTGTGGGCCAATGGCCTGCGTAGAGACGCGCGTATCTATGTGACTAAGAAGGGAGCCATTGATGAGGAAGGCAAAGCAATACTCGCAGAGAATAGGGACCAGTCCATTGTGGAACTTGATGTCCCCCCTGATGTGGATGCTCGTAACTGTATTGTGCCTCTAGCCGTCAATACATTTTCACCTGACTATCAAATATACAAAGCAGAAGTAAGGGCTGACCTAGACAGAGGTTCGGTGCTTGCGCCTTTCACCAGGGGTATTGCTACTAATGCTTCTGCTACAGAGGTGTCTGCTCTTACCCAGTATTCAGCTAATGAGATAGGACGAGTGGCTCGCTTCTACCATAGGAGTATTGAGCTAGTCGCAGAGATATACCAGTCATTACTCTTACACCTTGTTATGACTGCTGAGAAGGAAGTCAAAGAGACTGTGCTTATTGAGCACGAAGCTATTGTTATTACCGCAGAGAAGTTGAGTGGAAAGTTTAAGTATGCTTTTGCGGACCAAGCTTCT